GGTTTTTCTGACCATAACACTCGTCCCCCTTTAAGTAAGTTATCAAGTAACTCAGGCACACCATCCCAATAAGGTTTATATTTTTCAGGCGGAACGACTCTCAATCCCTTTAGGTAGTTTTCTGCACTACCGTGAATCCACGTTCCTCTTTCGGCTGCTTGGTCGGCAACACCTGGGTTTAACAGATTCCAAGTCGCGAGTTTTTGTCGCGTTTTTTCTGTTTGAGCTGTGCTTAAGATCGACGTGACAGAAGGAAGTGGTTTAGGAACACCATTACAAACGTAATGCCTTAGTCCGTTTAAAGTTACCCTTGTTTGGGACACAATGTGCGTGTCAACTTATGTAATTCTAGAAGGAATCCGAGATAACATCATTTTCTTCTTCGTCTTCTTCGTCATCGTCTACAAAGAACTCACTAGCTTGATATTGATAGTCACGGTTACGCTGATCTAAATCATTCATTAGACACAGCGCGGACGAGAAACCATCTAATGTGATTGATGCACAATCCTCAGCTGATCTCGCCTCTCCGTGGTAATCCACGCACTCAGTGAGTAGTTGTGTACTTATCAACACTGCCGCTATTTTGTCCAGCTTTAGACACTGCTCCTTTTGTAGAGCAATAAGTTGGTCCAAGGCCTTATAGAGTTGTTTACTCATGGTTGAGGGGTCTTTGGGCGCAGCCAGCCTACTTCGTACTCGATAACTGTACTCGTAAATTTTTGTCCATCTTTTTTGAAAACAAACCACGCTGAGGTTACTGAGTCCTTTAGTTGCTTACCATCTGCACGAAATGATGGTCTAGGGCTTAGAATCTTTAGATTTACTAAGGAAGCTGATTTAAGAAAGATTTCGCGACTCCGTACAGGTTCCAAAAAAGTGATGCGATCCAGTATGCATATTCCTTGTTTTGCCACGTCTAAACCGTATTCAATGACCCACGGCGTGTATTCACCTAGTCCTTGTGTTATCGCAATCACCCAGTCAACCTTACCTCTCTGGTTTTCCCACCAGTTTTTATCTTGGATGTTTTGTTCTGATGTGTTCGTAATAATGTCTGTTACGTTAGAGTCTTTAACTTGTTCAAAGAGTTGGCCGTCAAAATCTGCTGGTAAGAGGACGGTGCCAGAGCACAATTTTGAATCGGCAATAGGGCCAAAAATGAATTTCGGCACGTGGTAAAACGCCATTGACACCAAATCGTTCTAAAAATGTAGAAAAAAAACGCCTTCAAACGAAGGCGCGTTCCCCATGTCCTTAGACAGTTTACGTCAAAAATCCAGACCAGCCGCTTTTAGAGCAGCTTTCTGTTCTTCATTCAGCTCTCGTCCCTTAGCTGGTTTTTGAGCTGGCGTTGCTTGAGGTACTTCAGCCTCAGCTTTTTTTGGAGCTTCAGCAGCCGGAGGCAAAGAAGCCTTTGGCGTTTCGAAAGAACTCTCTAATCTTTTGGGGTGAGCCTCCATAAAAGCTTCCTTAATACCACCGTGGTCTTCACCCAGAGGTAATTCAACCAGATTAGAACCGGGGATAGAAGAACGTAATGCAGCTGATACCAGCTCTGTTCCAGAAGTCTCAAGCCAGGAAGATACATCCTGTATGAGTTTTTTCTCCTCGTCATTCTGTGAAGGCCGATCCTTAAACTCTAATGCGTTGTAGTTTATTTTTGGACCATCAGCTCCTGTAAAAGCATCGCGTTCATTAAAAGATTTCTGCACAAACTTCGTACTCGTTACTACTTCACCTACATTTATACGATTGTTATACAACGTTTGGAAGTACGTGATAAAGTTTTTTTGGCTTGACTTACCGCTGATGATGCTCGTGCAGACACACCGTGGAGGTAGTAGACGATGATTCGGTGAAACACCGATAAAACTAATTCGTATAAATTCTTCGTGCGCCCGCATGCCGAGGTTACCAAAGAATGGTGTGAAACCAAGCATGATAAACTCGATGGGTATGCCATTGTCGTTAGTGTCAACGATGGCCGCTTCAGGATCACTGTCGGATTTCCAACGACGAGCCTGCAAATCAATTCGTAGTGTGTGGGGAGGAATCTGACAAAGGATTTCATCAGCTGAGAATTTGCCTGCGATAAATACCATGGTTAGTTAAAGCGAAAAATCGAGAGAACCGAGAGCAGCAGTAGAAACTCGACCCTTTTCAGGGTCTGCAGCCTTTGTGGGGGCTGCTTTTTGTGTGCGAGGCAGATAAAGAATCTTATCCACGCCGTAGTTCAAGAATACTCTTTCGTCTTTTTCGGATGTGCTTACCCTTCCAACAGCAATAGTGGGGGTTCCTGCAGGTAGCTCTGCCAGTTGAGCTGACAGTTCGTTCCAGCAAGATATCTTCATCCAGTTTGTTTCTTGGTTTTCATCCTGCCAAGCCAAAGATCTGTTGGTGACTGTGTTGTCGCCAAGTTGATTTTCTTCAGCTTTTGGACCAAGGCCCCCCGTGGCTATATAAAGATTGATAGCAAGTAGATCATCCCAATTGTCTTTTCTGGCAATTAGCATTGGTTGCATCTTTAGCAAACCATCCGGGTCCGCTTTGGTTGGTCCGATAGCAAGGAAAACTTCCTTATCTTTAAGTTTCTTTAGTAGTTTTCCTACATAGTGATCTGCTTTCTGACTTAAAACTACTTTTGTCGGAATTTTCTTTTCGGTTGAAGGTAAAGCTTCTGCGTTTAAATTGCAGTTGCCTTCACTTTCTATTGGTTCGTCGGTGACGCGGAGACCTAAAAGGAGGATGTTCATTGGTTAAACAAGCGATAGATCGAAGAGCGGTGAACTTTAAATGCCTTAGCGATGTCCTTAACAGGAGTGCCTTGGCTTGCGAAGGCTAGCGCCAATTGCCTATCTGCGCTAGTAAGCTTTGAGGCTTTCATATTTTTGTAAGTATTGTGGAAAGGGTTTATGCAGTTTTTCCTTTTGCATTTGGGTAGTACAAAAGAATCTTTAGGTATGTCTAGGTACGTAAGTATTAAAGGACGCACGTAATACTTAGTTCCTAGTGCGTATATTACTGGAGTGTTGTTGCAATATTTTCCTTGCCAAGTAAAGCATTCTGTGTGACAAAAGTCACTAAGAGCTAACTTGTTAAAGAACTCGCTTAGTTCACAAGGTTTGATCTGTCCGTATACAAGTGTGAATGCATCTGCTTGCAGTCCTCGTGCAATGTCTACTGCTTGTGCTTTAGCGTGGTTGTTATCATTAGCTTTTACGCAGAGTTGTATTTCTTTTTTATTTTTTTCTACGACTAAACAATATTCATTCATTTAAATCTTTTATTGGTTTTTAAACTTTGAGCATATCGTAAACACCACCTTTGCCTGGTATGTTGCCTTCGCGGAGCAAGCCTTGAATATTGCTATCTAAAAAGTCTTTGATATCTTTGTCAGTAAAACCTTGTTTGCGAGCTTCTTCTAGGTCGGCATGTCCAAAATAAGTAGTGTCTTGACCAAAACCCGTTGAAATTTGTTTAGGTTTTGCTTCAGTTTGTTGTGAGGCTTGTACAGATTCTTTAGCTGGTTCTGTTGCTGCTTTCGCCACCGTGGCGGACGAAAGTGATTTTACTAAATTGTCATACAGACCGCCTCCTCCTTTAACATTTTGTTCCCTTAACAACGAAGGATTTGTGTCTAAGTAATCTTTAATCTGTAAGTCAGTAAAACCTTGTTTACGAGCAGCTTCTAAGTCTACATCACCAAAGTATTTAGAGTTGATCCCGTACCTTGTGGAGATTCCTGCTGTCGTTGGGGATACATTTTCAGCCTTAACAAATTCTTGATTTTGGAGTGAGCTTGCAAATTTATTTGGGTCTGCCATTCGAGTCAATGAAGCAGGTGTACCATACTTACCCGCTAAAACGTCTGCCTGAACATCAGGGTTTACAAAAGAATAGTCAAACCCAAATTTCTTTTGAAGCTCTTCAGCCAGGTTTAACCGACCAACACCAAAAAGTTGTTTATTTTGCTGTAGGTAGTTTTTAACGTCTTGCTCACTAAAGCCTTCACCTAGGGCTTTTTCTAAATCTTTAGCACCGTAGCCAGGTCCCCCAAGGTTATCATATGCGTTCCAGTTGTAGCTTTTTGTGGTTGATCCAGTTGATCCAACTTCTTTTCTCTCAGGTATGAGTGAGAACTCACTTGTGTATGTCGTCGTGGGAACTTTTGGTGTTTTGTAACTTAAGACACCACCCCTACCTTTAGTCGTGAATTGTGTTTGTGTGTTATATACAGGCTCAAACCCTTCTAAGTTTGCCTTACCCTTGTCATCGTCGCCAAACAAATCGACTAAGTTCAGACCTAACCGTTGTCCTGCTACGTCTAAAAAACCCTTGGGTACTTTATATCTAGAGGCAGTCATAGGTCGAAAGCTTTATCTTCAATAGTATAGTTTAAAACAAGACCTAAAACTATCGCGGGGCTTCAAACGTTTTAAATCCAGGGAATCGAGCTGCAGCTCGTAGGTTCCCCGTTAGTCGAGGTTCGTTATCGGGGTCTTCTTCGTACAGTCTTTCTTTTGCCTCAGCACTCTTTTTTTTGTACGTGTTCCTTAGCCCAGGAAAGTATTCAAGAAGTTTAGAGGAATCTGATGAGTCTTCTAGACTGACACCAAAATAATCACCAGCGTATCTTGTAGCCATGGCAAACTTTTTTTACTAGTTTACTTGTTTTCTACAAAAAACCGCATCAGGTTAAAACCAGGGCCGATTAAATTTTTAAGTACTCTCATGTTCATCTTGGCTTCTTCGTGGTCTTTATATATCTTTGCTTTATTACGTTCTGTCGTGTAGGTCACAAGATTTTGCTTTTGTTTATCTAGATACTCTCGTACGTAAGTATCACCTTTCGTGATAACCCACACCTCTTGGAATTTTAGAAGGGGCATGTGCTGAGTTTCTCGAAAAGTGTGAAACTTCCGAGAGTAAGTTACTTGGTTTTTAACTTTTTTGCTAGTTACTTTTATAGGTTTCGTTAGGGTTTGCGGTTTATCTTTATTTTTCAAATTTTTTTGAAGGTTACGTGCCTTATTTGCCGCTTGAAACGCTGTGGGAAATACTTCTGGAGTCAAATGAATTTGATCGTTTAACTTTACGCAACCGTAATAACCACCCTCGTCTCTCATCGTGAATACGATTTTACTCGGATTTGCATCGTAAATGACTGAAGCAGCACTGATTAACTTAGACAAAGTTAAAGTTGTCTTTTGGTTTTCCATAAGAACTTTGGTAATTTTTGTAAAGAGTAACCCAACGTTTATTCGTTGTCCAGCAAAGCTAGCCGCATTTGTTCGTGTCTTGAGGGGGTTTTTGAACCGTCCCACAACACATCGACATAAACCCGACGGTGCCCTGTTGAAGTTTGCTTTATGCCTGTTGCAAAAACGGTGCCTATCCTTATATCCGCCATGATCCTAGTCACCACGTTTTTGGAAGCGTTTGATGCAAATGGACTAACACACATCTGTTGCATTTTGTTTATCTCTTTAACTCGATCACCTTCCTTAAACTTTTGCTTCGGTTCGGGAGCTTGACTCATTTTTCTGCCCATGTGTCTGCAATAGAAGCGTCGGCTTTAGCTGGAACAACTTTTAAAATAGTCTCTGCTGCCAATGTCATTGATTTCTCAAGAATTTCTTTAAATTGGTTTGCTTTGCTTTCGATAACTTCCAAGACAATTTCATCGTGCACACAAGCCACCAACGAGGCTTCTTCGTCTAGATACTTACCTAGTTCAGCCAAAGAAAGCTTAAGTATGTCTGCACCCGCTCCTTGAATTAGCGTGTTTGCACAAGCCGTCATCAGAGCATCGTCATAGGACAAAAGTCGTCGCCTACCCAACGGAGTGCGAACATAGCACCAGCCATCAGCAACCATGGCCGATCTTTCACGATGCCACTCACGCAGCCGTGGATACGCTGTATGGAAGGCTGTGTGCGCTACCTTAGCGTCTGATAACGAGATAACTTTGCCTGATTGGGCCGCATAAGTTTTATATTTTCGATAACCCATTCCATACAACAAAGCAAAATTAAGTGTTTTTCCCTCCTGCCTCTGGTGTTTTTGTACCTCCGCTACAGGAATTTTGTAAATTAAACTCGCAGTAACCGTGTGTAAGTCCTGTTCGTTTTTAAAAGCTTCGATCATTTGAGGGATCTTTATCAATTCTGCCCCTAACCGGAGTTCAATCTGCGAAAAATCGCAAATTACAAGTTTGTAACCAGCTTGTGCCTTGAAACAACTTCTAAATTCGTTGCTCCTTGGTATTTGTTGAGCGTTAATTGCAAACTCTGTTTTCTCCTTAGTAGCTGTTTGTTTTTTTGCGCCTGAGGACGTAAACCGACCGCTATTAGCACCGTATTGGTTATAACCGCTGTGGATTCGTTGAGTTATCGGATTTATGTTATTTATAAGTTTTTCTACGTGCTCTAATTTAGTTTCTACTTTCACTCTCTTTCTGTACATATTTAGTATTTCGTCCTCGCTATCGAATTCACTTAAAGCAACCTGGGAAAGTGTAGGCTTACCAGTTGTTCCATCTACAGGCAGATTAATCCCTAATTCCTGAAACAGTCGGATGCACTGCACTCCTGATCCAGGGTTGAATTCTTTCTTCGGTTTTTTCCCTATAGCTAATGTTCCCTCTAAATTTTTAGGGAGTTTAAGTTCTTCAGGAAGTGCACTGTCTAGTGCCGTACAGAACTCTAGAGTTTTATCTGTAAGCTCCTTACTAATGCTGAGTTTTAGTTCCATTAGTTTAGTAACATCTACATTAAATCCTTTGTGACACATAGTAGCTACAGATCGAATACACTTAGACTCAAGTGAATAAATATCAAGTAAAGATTCCTCCACAAGTTCTTTTAATTGGCTGGCCGCCACCCGTGGGAGGAGGTCTACGTCTTTAGCTGCATATTCAATCTGTTCAATCTTCAAATCTTCCTTAGACCAGTCAGATCTTTGTTCTTCTTTGTCTAGTTCAATATCTAATCGTCGTTTAACAACAGCTTTTAAGCTGCACGACACGTCTGCAAAGTAAGGTTTTTTAGCTTGCGGACTTATTCGTTTTTCTTTAAAGCCAGCACGTAAACAACGCTCCGCAATGTAAGTGTCAAATATTTTATTCTTGTAATCAATTCCTATTTTTAATAGGAACTGAAAATCAAAGTTCATTGAGTGAGCCACGAGCATCTCGCGACTTTCAATAAAAGCTTTTAGTTTGCTGTGATCTGGAATCTTAAACATATCAAAAACGTAGATGTCCCTGTCATCATCGTTTTCTTCTGTAGAGCAAACTTGAATTAACCTAACATCTGCTATACGAGCGTCTAAGCCAGTTGTTTCAGTGTCAATGCAAAGTTTTTTGATCTTATCTAATTGAACTAAAGCTTTATCAAACTTATCTTGTGATGTTAAATACAATAAATTCATAATAAAAAAGGGCGCCCAGAGGACGCCCGAACAGGTGGGCTAGGCTTCACACACTATATACGCTACGGGTACGGACCCTTTGGCTCCAACGTGTAGTTACAAAGTAGCTGATGTCTCCCCATTGATTAGCCACAGTAAGTCCTGCGGGCGTCAGTTCCACAGCGTACACAGTGCGACGCAATAGATCCGAGTTCCCATTGGGTTCAGAATCTTTAGAACCAAACTCAACTGTTTTTTCCATGCGAACCATTCCCCAGGAAGCCAGCAAAGCTAGGCCATCACGGAGAGCAATGTACATAGGGGACGCGTGGTAGACCTCGTTCCTACCGACTCCAGGAGCCTTAGAGATTGGACGGTAGCTTCCGTTCTCGCTCTTAATGAATCCCCTAAAGCAGTCTGAGTCGGCACTCACTTCACCTCGATAGGCAAGGTAGTTAACCGCTTCAACAGCTACTTGGCGAAGAGTTTTTTTGTGTCCGTCTCTTAGGGATACCAAGAGCATTGCTGCTCCAAGTCCTTTGATGTGGTCAATCTGGTTTATAGCAGCAACAGCTTCGTCTGGATCAGAGAAACTTTTGCTGGGAGCAATGTCTACGATGCGGTTCATCGGAGCAGTGCGGCGCTTCTTACCTGGTGTGAGACCTTCAATCGCACATTTAGCGGCAAGAGAAGCCAATGTAGGGTTCTTCTTTTCTACACTGAGAGAAAAGAGCTTTTTCGCGTCAACGTCGCGCAAGTTTATGTGATCAAGAATGTTGATCGTTATTGAGGCTTTGGTTTCTGTGGCCGAAAACAATGCGTTGGCTTCAGCTGTGTCTAGCAAAGCGTCGCCAAGTTTGAAAGAGAGTTTCATAAAGGAGGTGATGACCAAGAGCAGTTAAACACTTACATACTAAGCTTGCAACCTTTTTATAAAAACTTAAGGTTTGAGAGCTTTGTTTTGTGCTCTGCATAGGTAGCAAAGTTGGCGGATAAGGTCGTTGTGGCGTCCCACTGAATGATCTCATCTGCAAGCAGAATAGCTATGCAACGAAACTCAAACTCGTCAGAAAGAACCATAAAATTTTTTACTTCTTCTATTCTTGAAATAGCAAAAGCCTCTTGTAAAAATATAGTTAGAGGTAGGGAACATTCAGAAATAATACCTTCGTCAGTTATCTGTGTAAAGTTAAAAATATTATTTTTAGTTAGAAACACTATGTATGTCTGGTTGTAGTGAAAAGTAAGTTCAAAATTATTATCTAAACTTTCTTTGTTTTTCTCTAAACGTACAAAAAGATTAGTTAACCATTTCTCGAGTTCGTTTGTCGAACGCTGTGGGCAGTATCGAAACAAAACGTCGCTAATATCTTTCTGATCTTTACTTCTACTCATGGGTACTCTATAGCAGACCAGTAGCGTTTACCGTCGAGTATCTTATAACAAATTTCAAGTTGAGTACCATTTGTTGTTCGTACGTCACCTAAGTGAGCTTGAGTGTCGTAATAGGTCTGCTCCCTTTCGTAGTAATCAATGATGTCCTGAATCACCTGGTGATCCGATTGTCTTTTAGTGTTCATAGTTAAGTTGTTACCTTAAGGATGTTTGAAATAATTCAACAGACTTAGGGTCATCGTTGACATTAACTAAGAAAACTTCATCACTAAATTTATGAAGAACGTTAGCTTTTTGACCTATACAAAAAGTATTCCATTGAAGGCATGTTTCGTCTTTAAATTCATTTAAACGGCGTACAAGAGGATCTGATATTTCAGACTCACCATCCGTGATTAGTAGAACGTCGGCTTTGGCATCAATCTGAGCCTTAGTCAGCGCGTGGTTTAATACAGCTGAAAAGGCTGTACCACCTCTTGTAGACCAGGTCATCATAAAGTTTAATAGTTTTTCGTTATTGTTTCGATCACTTTTTAAAACTATGCTTTCTTGTATCACTGTATCAAACAGATGAACTTGAAGTTCTCGCTTCTGTTCTAAACATTCTTCAGCAACTACATAAGCAATTGCTTTGCTCCATATCTCTGAGCTTCCAGACATTGATCCGCTTACGTCTATGTACATAACAACGGGGCCTTTAGATATTTCTTTTATCTTTGCTTCGTAGTCTTTAGTTAATAAAGTTTTCTGTGAATATTTAAGAGCAAACAAAGTCCGTCCTATAGTGTCTCCAGCTAGAGCTAATTCAACAGGGAAGATATTCTTAATATCATCCGAGAACTTAGCCCCCACAATGTCACTGTAATTACTTTGTGTTTGCTTAGCACGTTTCCTATTATTCCAAGCTTTTCTTAAGGCTCCAATTTTATTAATCAGCTGTTTCAAACGTTTGTTCTGTTTCAGTGTTTGTGCCAAGTGTCTCTTCGTTTCTAAATCGTCACTGTGGGAGCCAACTCCTTTGTTAGTACCTGCTAAAGTATCGAGTGCTTCCTTTAGCTCTTCTGCTTCTTCGTTTACTTTATCTATTACATTTGATACAGCAGGTTGCATTTGAGATCGCACATCACTAAAAGTTTTCTCCATTTGTTTTCCTAGTTCCTTACCTAGCTGTCTAAATTCAGCCGCTTGTTTTTCATTGCCTTCTTGCATAGCTTTCATAAATTTATCTCGCAGTTCTTGTATCTGCTTTCCTCCTTTAATCAGTGCCTGACCAAGTAATTCATTTTCTTCTATTTGTTTTTCTATAAGTTCGCTTAGTTTGTTTATTATGTTCACTGCATTGTTACCTGCATTGAATTGATTACCGCATGATAAAGCAGCTAAGTTAGGCCACATCGGGGATTCGCACACGTCATTGAACAAGCCCACCCAAAAAGCATTCTCAGGTTTATATCCCGCTGGATGCGCTGGGTTGTGACCATCTTGCTTGAGTCGAAAGTAATCTTCGACTTCATCTAAACTTATTAAAGGAGTAACCGCACCACCGTTATACAAGAGATCAAATAGTTCCTTACCAAATCGTGATATCTGAGATATGTTGTAGTAATCAACTAAGTATCTAACTGTTGGTTGTGCATCACGAACAAAGTCATCCCATAGAAAATCACAAAGCGCTGAGACCGAAATAACAAGAGGCTCGTTGTTTATGAGTCGAATAAATTGTTGCTCTGTTTTTAAGTTCATTTGCATAGCTCCGAGATTGATTTTGCAATCAATTGTTTGGTCTGGTCTAAAGTTTGGATCACCTTAGTGGCTTCCTGTCTCGTGGTCGCTGAGATACGATACTCACTCGATTCCATAATGGATGAAAGTTTCTGATCTAAG